AAGTATTCCAACTTACTGAATCCTAAGGGATATGGCTTTAAGCCTCCTTGCAGAGTTACTTACTGTAACCCACTGTGTAACCCTCTCAGGGCATACAGACATATGATTCAGCTATCCAGTAGTCACAAACTTCCAGCCGTCTCCTATCTCTACCAGCGTAACGGCGTCTACTACTTCCGTCTTCGGGTCAGACAATCAAACAATGATAGAATGACCTCAGTATCATTACGGACCAAGGATAGACGCACCGCTATGGCTCACTCAAGGCACATCAAGGCAGCACTCAAGGCAATACACGCAGACAGACCCAACGCTACCTATGAGGAGATGAGGGAGCACCTTAAGGACATCGCTGAGTGTGAACTGTCTATGGGCCGTTCAGATCTCTTTGAGCCTGACATGAGGGATATCTACCGGGACCAATACGGAGAACTTGGTGAGAGCCTTACCGATGCTCTGGCTAGTGAGCCGCTAAGTATTGACCAGCATCGTTACATCAATGAGGCCCTGAAGGTGCTAAAAGCCTGTATGAGGCGTATCGAAGCGGGAGATAGTCAGCCTCTGATAGATTACGTCGATCGTTTTAATGATATTGATCGGCAAGATGACCAAGCCCCTGTGTCCCTATCTGTTAGTGCTCCAGAAGTAAAACCAGAAGTTACGCCTAGCATTACCATAGCGAGCCTCTTTGAGCAATATGAAGCGGAGAACTCTCTGGATTTGCCCCTATATTTCCAGACATCTGTTATCACTTAACCCATTACAAGCCCGCTGCCGCAGATATTCCCGTGGCGAGCGATAACCCAGCGCACTATGCGGATGCCATTCGTTATAATGCTCGAACGCCTCTGCAAGGTTCTTTGCTGCCGTTAACCCGTCTGGTTTGGGCATGATACTGATGTAGTCACGCTTTATCGTTTTCACGAAGCTCTCTGCTATTCCGTTACTCTCCGGACTCCGCACCGCCGTGTTCTTCGGTTCAAGTCCCAACATCCGGGCGAACTGGCGTGTTTCATTAGCCCGGTAGCATGAACCATTATCCGTCAGCCACTCCACTGGAGACGACGGAAGATCGTTGCCGAAGCGGCGTTCCACCGCTCCCAGCATGACGTCCTGTACTGTTTCACTGTTGAAGCCGCCGGTAGTCACCGCCCAGTGCAGTGCCTCACGATCACAGCAGTCCAGCGCGAACGTGACACGCAGTCTCTCTCCGTTATCACAGCAGAACTCGAACCCGTCAGAGCACCATCGCTGATTGCTTTCTTTCACGGCTACTCTGCCTGTATGTGCCCGTCTCGATGGCGGTACAGCAGGTTTTCGCTCAAGCAACAGCGCATTCTGGCGCATGATCCGGTAAACACGTTTGGCATTGATCGCAGGCATACCATCAAGTTCTGCCTGTCTGCGAAGCAGCGCCCATACCCGACGATAACCATACGTGGGCAGCTCTCCGATAACATGGTGTATACGGAGAAGCACATCCGTATCATCAGTGTGACGACTGCGGCGGCCATCCATCCAGTCATCGGTTCGTCTGAGAATGACGTGCAACTGCGCACGCGACACCCGGAGACAACGGCTGACTAAGCTTACTCCCCATCCCCGGGCAATAAGGGCGCGTGCGCTATCCACTTTTTTGCCCGTCCATATTCAACGGCTTCTTTGAGGAGTACATTTTCCATCGTTTTCTTGCCGAGCAGGCGCTGGAGTTCTTTAATCTGCTTCATGGCGGCAGCAAGTTCAGAGGCAGGAACAACCTGTTCTCCGGCGGCCACAGCAGTAAGACTTCCTTCCTGGTATTGCTTACGCCAGAGAAATAACTGGCTGGCTGCTACACCATGTTGCCGGGCAACGAGGGAGACCGTCATCCCCGGTTCAAAGCTCTGCTGAACAATTGCGATCTTTTCCTGTGTGGTACGCCGTCTGCGTTTCTCCGGCCCTAAGACATCAATCATCTGTTCTCCAATGACTAGTCTAAAAACTAGTATTAAGACTATCACTTAAATAAGTGATACTGGTTGTCTGGAGATTCAGGGGGCCAGTCTATAGCACCACGTGTCTCTCCCAAAGTTCCACCTCTCGCGCTTCACCATACAGTAGCTCCGCACAGCTACGACACAATCATCACCATTCATTCATTCAATCTCAAAGTCATTCTGTTTGCATCCTGTTGTCCTGCTGGTCTCCCTTCGCTTGGGGACTTTGAGTAGGCCAGTGGGGTGCGGCTTCAGGGTGCAAACAAAAGGAAATCAAGCTATGTCTCAACAAGGAATCAGCGTCATTAACCTTGACCAGCTTATCTCCATGACCTCAGTTGAAATTGCCGAGATGACAGGCAAGGCACACCGAAATGTCCTGCGTGATATTCGCAATATGGTTGAGGAGCTTAACGCGCTCAAAACTGAGCCGGTTAGCGAGGAAGTATACAAGGACGCTAAAGGCGAGAGCCGGGTAATGTATCGCCTAGACCGAAAGCATACCTTTATTCTGGTCGCTGGTTATTCTGCTCGCCTCCGTGCTAAATGCTACGACCATATTCAGGCGTTAGAACAGAGAGTCCTTCAACTGGAAGACCAGAAGAAACGAGCGGTCATTCAGTCGGCTAACCGTCGAGGCGTGACTTGGGGCGATTACTGCAAGGCCAATGGTCTACCCGCTCAGAAACTGATGACCATCCTTAAGAAAGAGCGCAAGTTGTTCCGAGTACATCCTTTCAGTGGCGAGTGGTCAGTCAATCCAGACTATGCGGAATACTTTCGAATTATCAAACCTACTGACCATCGATTCAACCCGAACGGTATAAACATTCGGTTTAACGCCAAGGGACTGGAGTTCTTCAGCCGACCTGAAAACGTACTCAAGATGCGCGGAAAGGTCATAGCGGTTCATGGAAGCGACGCTGCTAAACAGCAACACCTACAGGCAGTAGCAAGGCTGGAGGAGGTAATTCATGAATAATAACACAAATGGCACCAACATCACTAGCACAGCTAGCATCAAGATTGACCCAAGGACACCAGAAGGCCGTAAGGCGTTACGCCTGATGGTAGTACCCACCAAGGCGCTGATAGCTACTCTGGGTCTGCCTGCCAAGGAAATCCGCCCGTATTACTCTAAGGCTGCCCTCTGTCTCATGGCGGTTGACGCAGGGCTGACCCCAAGAGATTTCATGTAATTAACCCACGTAGTTCATCGTCATCATCATCACCACTAGCACAGCTAGCACCACCTTTTGAACTGACCAAGATACGGGGAGACGCCGTAGGAATACCTATGGAAGACCGATAAGTTCAATCTTTTTAAAACATCTTTTCAAAAGGAGAAACAAATATGTCTATTACTTATCGCAAACTGGATATCGCACTAAGCGCTGACAAAGAAACTGTACTGGTATTCGGTCAGGAGCTACCCACTAAGTATTTCACCGAAATTGTCGTTACAACCATGCTGAACAGTGAGGTGTACTGGCAATAGCGGACACTACCATTTGTTCTTTTTTTAAGCAGCCATCTGATGATATTTTTCCCTGAAGGCTGCCGGGGAGATATTCCCCAGACGAGAGTGACGACGCTGACGATTGTAGAAAATCTCAATGTATTCCCGTATTACTGAGATGGCTTCATCCCGGTTATTAAAACGATAGTGGCTCAGGCTCTCATTTTTCTAGCGTTCCCCAGAAGCTTTCCATCGGAGCGTTGTCGTAACAGTTACCTTTACGCGACATTGATGTTTTCAGACCAGACTGCTCCTGTATGACCCGGTAATCGTATGCGCAGTACTGTGAACCTCGATCAGAGTGGTGGATTAGCCCGGCAGGTGGGCGCTGGCTCCTGAGCGCCATAAACAGGGCTTTACCTGTCAGCTCTTTTGTCATGCGCTCTCCCATGGCGTAGCCGACAATTTCGCACGTATAAACATCTTTGATGCCAGCGAGGTACAACCATCCCTCCTGTGTGGCAACATACGTCAGGTCCGCCACCCAGACCTGATTTGGTGCTGTAGGAGCGAACGTCTGGTTCAGCAGATTTGGCGCAACTGGCAGATTGTGGTTCGGGTTCGTAGTCGCTCTGAACTTGCGTTTCTGCTTACAGCGTAGCCTTAGCTCCTTACGAAGACGTGCCAGTCGGTCACGACCAACGATGATGCCATTCTCTGCCAGCTCCGTCTGGAGCCGCCGGGTTCCATATGTTTCGCGAGTGCGGATATGTGCCACCTTAATCTCCAGTTTTAGCCGCTCATCACTTTGTTTTCTGTCTGAGGGTTCATGCTGTACCCAGTTGTAATAACCGCTCCTGGATACACCAAATACCTGACACATCGCTTCAATGGGAAATTGTTGTCGCCATTGTTCGATTAACGCGTATTTTTCAGCGACTCCTGTGCAAAATACGCTGTTGCTTTTTTTAATATATCTCGCTCAAGGCGAGCTTCATTTAACGCCTTACGCAGTTGCAGAATTTCAGATTCCAGTTCAGCCACCGTGCGGGAACCAGGAGTACCGAGCCCTTTTCTGGCGGCGGTAACCCATTGTCCTAAAGTGCCTTCAGGAAGGGATAATCGGGAAGCGCCTTCACTGATCGAAAGTTGATTTTCAAGAACCGTTCTGACAGCTTCGGCTTTGAACTCTTTAGAGTAACGTTGGGTTTTTCTGCTCATTATTAGCTCCTTCTGATGCCATTCTATTTCAGGAAGGAGTGTCCGTTAAACTCAGGCTACCTCACTGCTCGATAAAGTTGAGGCGGTTCTGTTACCCGCTTATGCACAGAAAACCGGGAAAACCACCGATGAAGTTGCTGCCATGCTGGCGGATGAGACCTGGATGTCCGGTGCCGAATGTCTGGCACATGGATTTGCTGATCAGGTGACGCCAGCCGTTAAGGCAATGGCATGTATTCAGTCAAAACGTACAGAGGAATTTAAAAAGATGCCGGAATCCATTCGAAACATGATTACTCCGCCACGCAACAGTGCAACGCGTGAACCTGAAAACAAAAATACTGCATCTCAGACACAGGAGCAGACTACGGCTCAGGTTGCCACAACCGCGACCACCACAAATGCACCTTCCGCAGATGAAAGCAGTATCCGTGCGCAGGTACTGGCAGAGCAAAAAGCACGTGTGAGTGGTATTAATGAACTGTTTGGTATGTTTGGCGGGCGTTATCAGACATTGCAGGCCAGTTGTCTTTCCGATCCGGAGTGCTCGCTTGAGCAGGCCCGTGAGAAATTACTTAACGAAATGGGTAAGGAATTTTCACCATCAAATAAAAATACCCCGGCCCATATTTATGCCGGAAACGGTAATTTTGTGGGGGACGGGATCCGCCAGGCGCTGATGGCGCGTGCCGGGTTTGAAAAAACTGAACGTGATAATGTCTACAACGGGATGACCCTGCGTGAATATGCCCGTATGTCACTGACTGAACGGGGTATTGGGGTTTCCGGTTATAACCCGATGCAGATGGTCGGGGCAGCGTTCACACACAGTACGTCTGACTTCGGTAATATTCTGCTGGATGTTGCGAACAAAGCCATTCTGCAGGGCTGGGAAGATGCCCCTGAAACCTATGAACAGTGGACGCGGAAAGGTCAACTGTCTGATTTTAAAATTGCCCATCGTGTGGGTATGGGGGGCTTCAGTGCTCTGCGTCAGGTGCGTGAAGGGGCGGAATATAAATACGTTACTACCGGAGATAAACAGGCCACGATTGCACTGGCGACCTATGGTGAACTGTTCAGTATCACCCGTCAGGCCATTATCAACGATGATCTGAATATGCTGACCGATGTCCCGATGAAACTGGGCCGTGCGGCGAAATCCACTATTGCCAATCTGGTTTATGCCATTCTGACGTCTAACCCGAAAATCTCCACAGATAATGTAAGCCTGTTCGATAAAGCGAAACATGCAAACGTACTGGAGAGCGCAGCAATGGACGTGGCATCGCTGGATAAAGCCCGCCAGTTGATGCGTGTTCAGAAAGAGGGTGAGCGTCATCTGAATATTCGTCCTGCGTTCGTACTGGTACCGACGGCGATGGAGTCTGTTGCTAACCAGGTCATTCGCTCCTCAAGTGTCAAGGGGGCTGACATTAACGCCGGTATTATTAACCCGGTGAAAGATTTTGCGACCGTTATTGCAGAGCCTCGTCTTGATGATAACAGCCAGACCACTTTTTATCTGGCAGCGTCCAAAGGCTCCGATACGATTGAAGTGGCTTATCTCAACGGTGTGGATACGCCATATATTGATCAGATGGAGGGCTTCAGTGTGGATGGCGTGACAACGAAAGTGCGTATTGACGCTGGTGTTGCGCCAGTTGATCACCGCGGTCTGGTGAAATGTACGGCGTAAACGTCGCAGACAACAACTCTGATGGCCCGTAAGGGCTTTTTTTGTACCTGAAATCAGCCCCTGAACGGGGCTGTGCGGAGACAGTTATGGCAAAGAATTTTGTAGAAGAAGGAAAAACGGTGGCGATTGTTGCCAGTGCAGCCATCAGCAGCGGAGATCTGGTGCAGGTGGGTGATGTTTTTGCGGTGGCGCTGACCGATATTCCACAGGGTGAAACAGGCGACGGCCTGACCGAAGGTGTGTTTATGCTGCCTAAGCTGAAAACGGATGACATGAAAACGGGTAAGAAGGTTTTTCTGAAGTCCGGAAAAGTTCAGCTGACTAACAGCGGCTCTGATCCGCTGGTCGGGGTTGTCTGGGCAGATGCCGGAGCTGGTGCAGAAGAAGTGCCGGTAAAACTCAATGTCTGATCCCTTTTCCCGGCTGGCAGCGCGTATGGATGCGATCACGGTCAGAAAGATGGGAAAGATGGCCTCGATTAATGATGTTTATATGCCTGTGCTCCCGGGAGAAACTCTGGCAGAGCTGAACGCTCTGTCCGGACCGGCGGTCTCTCTGGTGGTGTTTTCTTCGGGATACCGCCCACGGCGCGGGGACCGCGTTGTTTATGACGGACAACAATGGACGGTCACACGGCATGAACGCTTTAACGGTAAACCAATGATCTTTATTGAGTAAAGAGGTGTGGGATGAAGGGGCTTGAGAATGCCATCCGTAATCTGAACAGCCTCGATACCCGCATGGTGCCACAGGCCAGCGCATGGGCGGTAAACCGTGTGGCGGCAAAGATTATTTCTGTCGCCACACGGCAGGTTGCGCAGAATACCGTTGCCGGGGATAACCAGGTGAAAGGTATTCCCCTGAAAACGGTCAGGGAGCGTGTCAGGCTGCTTAAAGCCAGCCCCTCAGGAAAAATGTATGCCCGCATGCGTGTTAACCGGGGTAACCTGCCCGCCATTAAGCTGGGTACCGCACAGGTCAGACTGGCCCGCTCCCGGCATGGCAGCAACTCACGTCATCGTGGCAGCGTACTGAAAGTGGGGAAATACCTTTTCCGGGATGCGTTTATTCAGCAACTGGCGAATGGTCGCTGGCATGTGATGCGGCGTATTGACGGCAAAAATCGTTACCCCATTGATGTGGTGAAAATCCCGCTGTCCGGACCGCTGACACAGGCATTTGAAGATGCCCGCGACCGCATCATTGCTGCGGAAATGCCGAAACAGCTGGGGTATGCACTGAAACAACAACTGAGGTTATGGCTGACCCGATGAACCGACATACACAGATCCGCCAGGTCGTACTGGCACGCCTTCGGGAACAGTGTGGAGACAGCGCCACGTTTTTTGACGGGCTTCCGGCATTTATTGATGCGCAGGAACTGCCTGCCGTGGCGGTGTGGCTGAGTGATGCTCAGTACACCGGAAAAATGACGGATGAAGATGACTGGCAGGCTGTTCTGCATATTGCCGTCTTCATTCGGGCACAGGCACCGGATTCAGAGCTGGATATGTGGATGGAGAGCACCATTTTCCCGGCCTGAATGATGTACCGGCACTTTCCGGACTCATCGACAC